ATCAAGAACCATTATGACTTTGCCTTTCCGGTTAAGGAAAGCGAAGCCCGGGCCTAACCCGAGTGATTCAGCTTCTGTGATCGCCATACCGTTGATGAATGGGATTCTCATTCCCTTTTTGATGCACAAGTCGCCCGCGGAATAATTCACGCAGCCATAGTGTGGACAATACTCCCATGCGATACTTGTCGCATAAACACACTGTTGACCACTCGGATGAGTGTATTGTCTATTGCAGCTGCCAGCTATGCTTATACTGTTGCAGTTTACAGCACTTGGACTGATTGTTTCCCCACCATGGTTATGAGCCTGGGCATGATGATCATTCGGCCCTATTCCAGTATGTTCTGAATGAGGATGACTTTTAGGCTCGTAACGATAATTCGGATCAACATACATGGGGTCAAAGCCTCCACCTTCGGCCTCAAGAACATAGCCACTTGCACCTTCTGGAAGCCTTGCTAAGGGAAATCTACCGCTTGTGATTATGTTTGCGGCAGCCGTGACGTTCTGCAAAACACGAGCTGAAGTTATAACCTCAAAATCGGCAACGTTTAAGGACCCTAAATAACCCACGCCACTAACATACAGATTGCTCCATTTCTTCGCTGAGCTGCCCAGGTCATAAGTTCCAGTTGCATTCGGCAAAAGATGAACTGCAACACCAGCATCTAAGGCTTTAATTGCACCTGAAACGTAGAGGTCTTTCCATTTTTTGTTGCTTGCACCCAAGTCGTAAGTGGCATCAGCATCGGGCAACAGGTGAAAATTGAAAAGCATGTTTGAAACGTGAATTTCAACTGCATACATATGGGCGAAACGTTTGTCAGATGCACCAAGATTGCTCGCGTTGTCGCTTACTGGGATCATGTTACCTTTGATTCCATACTGATATCCGTTGATTTCAGCGAAGCTTTTCGCGGAGGTGCCTATTTTTCCAGAATTATCCGAAACAGGCAACAACTCACTTTTCAATTCAAGCTGTCCAGAACCTACGCGTTTAAGCCACGTGTCAAGAGCAGTTGCTCCTCCAGGACCGAACTGCAGCATTTCTTTATCCAGTTTTTCTTTGGGATTTGACTCTCCGTAAGTCTTGATTTGCATGTAGCCATCGGTGTATAAGAGCAGATAGAGCGTGTGCACTTCTTTCCATTTAGCCGTCGCAGATCCTAAGACTCCATGTTCATCATCGCTTGGCTGAAACTGATGATCAAGAACGACAGTGCCATCCTTGTTCTTCGTGCGAAACTTAATGATTGAAACATCATCTTCGAAAGGCCCAATATGTTTAGGGGCAATCCAACCCCTAATCTTATCCCAGCCACCCTCATCCTCGCTAGCCCATTGAACGCCATTATCATCTCCCGCTTCATGTCCAACGTGATGAGCACCTAAACCGCCGCCAAGACCACTGGTTGGAATGGCGCCTTTCCCCAGTTTTGTTCTTGCAAGCTTTTCAACCGTAACTGTTGTTGCCCGCAATCCATACATATAATCCGCAAGCAATGGTGGAACCTTTCCAAGTTCAGGCGTTATTTCCAAAGTTTGGGCTTCTGCGTTAACATGATATTCAACGCTTTCAATGCGGAAATCATCATCAACGTTTTCATTCGGCAACGCAACGGGAATCTTGTCAGCTGCAAGCAGCGGAGTATTTCCATAATCCAGAACTGTGCTGCTTAACCGTAAGTATTCTGCTGGGTCTTTGAGATAGTCAAGTAAAGCCTTAGCTCTTAAATCACATTCGTTATCGGATACAAGTTCCTCATCAACCTCAACAAGCTCTCGAGGCTCCCCATCAGTGTATTTTTCTTGACTTGCCACGTCTTCCCTGACTGCTGAGTATCTGCGCCCGCCAAAATATAACTGGTCAATCCAGAAGTCACCGCTGCCTACACCAGAGAACCACCCGTCTATTCTGACCTTTTTTATATTGCTCCAGCCGAATCCTGCGTCAACATCAGTCCATTCCATCTCATTCGCTAAGCCTGTTTTCACGTCTGTTTTATGCCATTTGCCAGGAGCTACCGTGATGTTTTTAGTTGCAGTCTTATCTGTCTGGTCGTATAGCATAATGCTGACGTTGCCGTTGTAACTCTTTTCCAAATACGCAAGGAAACTGAGAAGCGGATAAAGATTAGAGTTAACCTCTTTTCCAGCGTCTAAAGTGAATATCGCACCTACCCAATACATGCTTATAGAGTGAACCTTAATGCTGGCAGAACCCTTCGCCTTGAAGTCTGTGTCAAGGGTAACGTCTCCAGCAGCAGCACTCCAAGAACCATCAGAACACGTTAAGCTTTCAGTCCACGCATCCTTATCGGCGGGCACACTCTTATCAGCCAAACCATAAATCATAATCTTGTTGCGAACCCGATGAATATCCTGACTATATTCGCTAACCTCAATCTTTTCTGTAAGGCTAACAGGACTCGTTTTACTGTTCTTCGGGAAAAACTCAAACTTGCCATCTGGAGCTACACGAAAATCATAGCCTATGACACCGGCTTTATCGCTACTTTCAGCTATATATCTTAAAATGTCAAAAACAGGCGTGTTTTCATACTCAAGCAAAGTAAAAGTCGTATCCGTCTTCTCGATGAGGTCTATCCACACTTTGCCGTTAGCTGCAACCGTGTAAGTATTCGCAAGATTTGTTACCATGGTAACAGTGTTTCCAGCTACAGAATCGACTTCATTGTATTCCCATGCGTTGTCGTCCTTGATCTTAATCAGCATGCCCACGCTAAAAATCGAGCCATCCGCTACAACACAGTCTTTCTGTCCCGAATTAGCATCACTTGTTAAGGCACTGTTTTCTCGGCAATGATCCAAGCCAAAGTAATAGTCGACAAGGTCGCGGACAATGTCCTCGCCCTTCTTGTTTTCATAGACTTTCGTGACTACTCTGCGGAAGATTCGTTCTCCCCACCCCCTACCAGTAACAAGAATATAATGCTGGTTAGCCGTCGGAGATTTACACTGAATTTTTTCAACACGGCAAGTTATAATCTGAGGAACATTCGCGCCTCTACCAATATCGATATGTCCATTCATACCTACAGTTATCGGCGAAGTTCCGCCCAGACTGTACTTCTTATCCCAGTTCTGAAGCAAACACTCGAAGCTGCTAACCTCTTTTGTGCAGCCCAAATGTACTTTTAAGTCGATAATGTCGCCTTGAGGAGGAGTAACACCACCAAAAACAACAGCAGCCTTAGGAATCGCTACGCTCACGCTATTCGACACCTCGCCTATACATTTCCTCCTCTCCAGCACGAATTATCCCGCGTGTCCTTGTAGGCGTCTCACCGACAGCAGCATTGTATTCTTTCACACTTGATGTAGCAGCATTCATGCTACTCGCAAAACTCCACATCGCAACAGCCGCAGCAGCAATCACAGCAAGTCCCACCCCAGTTAAGGCGAGAAAAGTACCGTAGCTTATGTTCAAAGTGTTCTGAGCAGCTGTAGCAACCCAACTGGCCGCTGCATGAATCTTATGGGCTACGGCTGAAGCTATGCTTGCTGAAGCGTTAGCCGACTGAACTGTTGTGTTCAAAGCTGTTGCAGCCGTATGCCCGGCTGTAATGGTTGTCAGGTAGGACTTGAGGCGAATCCACGTGGAGGTAATCGTTATAATGGAAAGTATTGTCCTGGCCCATTTCGCACTTTCCTTATCCACTATGCCTAAGTCTCCAGCCAAGCTGATTACTGCAGTGCTCAAACCAGCAAACGTCGTTAACGTCGATGCTACGGTTCTGATGCTAACAGTTGTGCTTTCAGCATTTGTCTTCAAATCGTCCAGGCCACTTGCTGCCTCACGTGCTTGACTACCCATTTCACCCATGCCAGCAGCAGTTTCCCGAGAAGCACCAGTCAATTCATTAAAGCCTGCAGCAGAGGCTCTAACGCCTTCACCCATCCTCGCGGCGTCAGCTGCAACCTTGATAAATTCAGCACTTGCCTCATTGTGAACTGTTATGGGTATGGATATCCCTTGAAAACTCATAAGCCAGCCTCCGCTTTCGCTTCTTCAATACCTTCACAGATTGTTTGTTCAAGAACCGCCAAATACTCTTGGATAGCTGGGTAAAGGTAAGGCCTAGCCCTCATGTAACGAGTGCCTAACTCGACAAACAAGGCATAAGTCGCGTCAGCCCCAATTCGAACAACCCACTCTTTGACCTCTGCATAAATTTTACTTCTCAAATGTCCAGTTCTCACACGAACAAGCCTTTTAGCCAAAGCCTTAACGTCGGCACCCCAACTAACCAACTTACTATGCACATGTTCTTGCATTGCAGAATCAAAATTACGCATCGCCCCTTGAAATTCTCCTATGCCTTTTACGTCACAGCTTATTTCAATGCTCAACGCTTTCGTGCCTCCCGCTTAGCTTTATCAATCTCCTCTTGCATCTGCCGGTCAATCTCATTCATTATCACGATGAACTCTTGGATCGTTTTCGCTGGCTGCCTTCTGAGCTGCGTTGGGGTCCACCCGAAATCTTTGCAGAGACGGTACTCCGTAAGTTTTGGGTTAGGCTTGCCTCTTCGGATTGCTCTGACAAAAAACGCGCTTCTTGAACCGTTAAGCCGTTAAGTTTGTTTGCGATCTTACTGAACAATTCGCCTAAGCCCACAGGAATTCCGTCCTCTTCGCTTAGTAGCTTCTCGAGAGAGATCGGCTTGTTTTCTGGTTGCTCTTTAAGCGAAGCAAAGATAGTTTCTGCTTGAATAGCCACGTAGTCGCTGCTGATGACTTGCCCGGTCACCTGGCTATATTTTGTCTGGCGTTGTATGATTCTCGAACGCTTTGCCCAGAAGATCTCTGAAAAGATGTATCTACCCTTATAGTCGGTACCGAACTCGTCTCCGATTTCAACGGTTTCTGTTCGCATTTTGAATCATCTCCATAACTGAAACTCGGTTGTTGATAGCTGTGTTAATGTCGTCCAAAATGATGTCTTGAATCCAAGGTGGCAGTTTTAGTATTCGGCTGCCAATCTGTTCCCAGATTTTCATCCACTTCTTTTTGGCCTTTTGTTCAGCGTGCCATTTGCGGCTTAACCTCAAAGGTGTCACTTCAACAGCCATATTATCCACTTCCCACGATGACGATTGTGAAACTGAAGGCGTCAATGCCTGATGTTGCCGGGTCCACGTTGAGTACAAACGTTACTGGAATAGAACCGTCAACGGGAATTTCGGTTCCACTGTAATCCCAAGAGAGGCTTACGAAGTTCGAAGAGTTTACAGGGTTCCAATCTTCCGCGTACATCGTTAAAGTTATGGGAACATTGCTTTCATTTTTGATGTATGCATCAAAGGCTGCCGTGTCTCCAGGCTCAACCACGCCCCAATCAATCTGTATAACTGAAACCGTGCAGTCGACGTCCTTGTAAACGCCTACTCCCACAACTTTCAAGGTAGCTAAACTTGGAATACGTCTGGTCCATTGCATAACAGCAAACGTTAGCGCTGAACCAGCAACAAAGGCAAGAACAGCTGCCAACGCAACAAGGCGAACAAAACTCTCTTTCATCAAAAACACCTCAGCTTATGAAGAGGTCTCTCGCAACAAAAGGCGCTTTTAGGCTAACAAGATCCTCAATGCCCGTGGGCGTAGCAACGTTTTGCCACTTGCAATATTTGA